AAGAGCCCATGCGGAAACTTCCGCCCTGAGCACTCTGCTCGACACGTATCGCTATTTGGCGGGCACGTATCCTGACACTGAGTTGATCCGTTAATGTAGTTGAGATGTAAGGACCTTTCTCGAACTGGGCCTTCTGCGGATACTTTCTACCCTTGAGGGTCAGGCAAACGTCTCCGGTCTGCCGGTCAAAGTCAGGAATCATTTTGCTGACGTGCATCAATTGATCGCCGTCAGCTATGGTCATGTCGCCACTTTCAATCCAGCTATCCATTGCAGCGCCATCGGCATCCTCACCGTCTTCGTGCGTGAATAGATTGCCCGAACTGTCGAACCCGAACGGCTTATCAAAGAACGGCGAGAAGTCTCGGAAGCTTGATCGGTCCATTTCACCGAAGTACCACACGTCCTCAACGTAGTTGTACACCACGTACAGGTCGTTCAGGGACTCTCCGACGGAAGGATAGAACCACCAAACCTCGTTAAAGTCTTTGCTATGTGAACAGAATGTGCTGAATGACTGCGTCTGGTTGATGGATGTGGCAAGCTTGTTATCGAACACACGCGTCCAGACCGGGCACGGCAGCACACGAAGAACTCCGTCGAACACGTAGAAGTTAGTACGGCCCATGAAGTACACGATACCGTTCGCATCTGTTGCCGCGGCTGGACCAGCTATTGAAATACCACTTCCGATTTGCCTGAAGGAGTAGATTTCATTTCCGCCTGTAGGCTGCATTGCGTGGACAGACTTGTCAGTGAAGACGATAATTCCCACACGGGTTGGTAGTCCAGTAACAATTTCCGATCCTTGGTCGAGACGCTTGTCGCCTGCCGTATTGTCGCTCGCTGGTATCCACGTAGTAAAATCTTCATTGTCTGTCCATGCTACGAATAATGGGTCCTGAGTTGTTCCATTGTGCGCCCCGAGTGATATCAATTGGCGGTTCTCGGGAGACACAAATACACGAAGGTTCGTGTCCGGGGCTTGTGTGATCTCTTGGGCTCGCGTACCCAGACCACTAGATTTATCCCACTGATAAATCTCTCCACCCCTCGGTGACGCAATGAGGTCCTCACCCCAGTTATCGAGCGACCAAGTGCGGAGTTCAAGAACGAAGGTCGATTCCGACCTCGGTGTTCCCCACGCTTCTTCGCCCCAAGGTCCAGTACCCCAACCGCTTGCAGTACCAGTGGAACCAGACCCAACAGTAATTTCATAAATGTAATCCCCAGTGCCGCCACCGCCCGTCACAGTAGACGTTGCGTCGGTTGCGCCCTTCAGGACAAAATCATTCGCTCCGGTAACCGAGATAACCTCGAAGTCACCATTAACCTCTATACCGCCAACTGGCGATGTGAAGTTTGCGAAGTTCACAATGTCACCCTCAGAACAGCCATGGCCGGTGTGATTGACATTGAAATAAGATGCGTCACCCGTTACGTTCGGGTCGTAAGCGCCAGCGGTGTCCGTATCGAACGGATCAGTTAACCCGGCAACTCCTTCGTCTCTGATCGGTGTAATGTTGTTCACCGTCAGGTCTTCCTCGATGATGTACAGACGTTTCTCCGTACCCACCGCTACATATTTTGTTCCATCCAGAGCGACCCAGTCATGGTTCGATCTGGGAATTCCGAGTACGGTTTCTCCGGTCAATACCTGTTGGACCCAACCGCCGAGCGACTGGGCTAACCCGTTCTTGAACCGAACGAGGTTACCATCCTTCCATGTACCCATGGAGCCGGCACCGACATCTGTCTCATCGGTTACCATTCCGGGTTGAATGGAAAGCTTTACAAGTTGTCCGAACTCTCTGCCCACTACTCGACCGTTCCTTTCACGTCCGTACCCTGAACACCGCCAGACACGAACGCTGTTGTTCCTGTTCCGTTATTATCCACCGCAAGACCAGCAGCGCCGCCACCGGCACCACCACTTCCGCCGACCGCTCCAGCATCGCCAAAGCCGCCACCGGTACCGCCTACCCCTCCTCCAGAGCAATCAGCAAAGCCCGGTTTCTCGTCACCACCGGCACCACCGTCGCCGGATGAGCCACCGGTACCATTGGTACCATCATCGGCATCACCGTTACAATCCCCGGCGTAATTACCACCGCTTCCTCCTTGACCCTTCACGCCACCGGACGTTGATCCGCCGGCACCGCCACCGCCGCCACCGCCAGCCTGACAGCAGCACGGAGTAAACACCGGGTAGCAGCTATCGCCGCCACCGCCACCGCCACCGCCGGCAAAGATTAAGCCAGCCGCGTTAGTGAGGTTCAGGTCGACATCCCCATCAATCACAATGGCCGGACCACCGGGAGAACCCTGAGCCTGACCAAAGGCGAACCCACCGCAGAATGACGTTTCTTCGATGCCCTCACAATTACCGCCCTTGCCACCGTTACCGCCGGCACCGTATATTTCTCCGAGGTTCACCACGGCTATAATGGTTTCGTCAGGCATGCCGGTAAGATCGAGCGCTGCCACAGCGGATGAGCTTGCAACAACCTCCACGCTTGCGCTGATGTTGATCTGTATATCCTGAGGAACGGTCGGGGCTGATCCGCCGAAACCATCAGTCACAAGATTCCAGTCTGTCTGGTCAGTTGTGATATTGAACGACTGCGACCCACGACCTTGCCCGCCGAGCATCATCATGTTTCCGAATGACATATTAAGCCCTTGGTAAGTTAACTGCCGAACCTACGTTCAACCACCTGTCGACGTTCACGCTGTACAAGAACGTGAACACATCGATGATGCTTGCTGTTTGCGTCAAATCAAGATTGACGTCACCTGAGAAGACGTACTCCGATCCCCACGTAACCGTACGGGCCGTTGCGCCGTTCTCAATTTCGAACGTCAGTATCTGTCCATCCACCGGAGTTCCGGTTGGGTTGTTTACCGTCAGGTTGCCGGTCATCTCTGACGTCGGGATCACGATGGTTGTCTCGTCATCCACGTCTGGCGTGTAAGCATTTGTTGACAGCGTGACTTGATCCGCCTGAATAACCTGCGGATTGGTCCATGTGTTCTTTACGGCCATCTGGGCGTAGTTCGCCGCAACAACACTACCGAGCTGGTCAGCGTTCGTTGCCTGAGCAACCGTTCCGGATATAGCGGCGTTGATCTCACGAACCGTACCGTTACTGATGCCGTCGTTCCAGACTACCAATGTTTCGGTTGTTGGTACTACGATGCCGGTGCCGGCGGACGTCTTGACCGTCTGATCGTTATCGGTGTTGTTGAACACGATATACATCTTGGTCTCGTTCGGTATGATGATCGTGCGATCAGCTCCGGGCGTACCACCAAGGAACAGGATCATTGCTGCTGCCTGCTCGGTTGATCCATCGCCACCGTTATCCTCGGTCAGGGTAATTGCTGACGCAGCAACCGTGATGCTTTCAACCCCGCCGATACCTTTCAGTATTTTCAGGTGGTTGTCGCGAGTCTTGTCGCCCCACGTATTGTCCTGCTCACCTTGCACCATCTCCTCGATGCGAAGTATATTTGCGAATGAACTTGCCATTAGTCGTCAGCCCCTTGCTTTCTGCTGCTTAATTGTTTGTATTGTTTGCGCTGAATATCTTCGGTCTCTTTCACAAGACCCGGAATCAGGCTCTCATATTTCGTGGCTGCCTTCTCCATGGCTTCCTGATGCTTGAGGAAGTCGTACGCCTCAATCATACAAGCTGCGAATAAGATGTCGCCCATATTATCACCCAGCCAAGTATTCTCGGTATCGCCGTCCAAGCCATCCGGCCTGATCGTTGCGCGCACGCGAGCGTTACCGCCTGAGTACGATTGGTCAGGAGTTGGAACGACGTAGATGGTTGTCTCGTCGAACTCCGAATAAAATTTCGGTACGCCCTGCGTCGCCTCTGTTGGGGCGAACATCAGACAGTACTCGTAAGACCTGCGTGGGCACTCTATCCACTTCAACGTGGTTGGGTCCCTCACCCACAGATCATTGATCTCAATAGCGCCGGTTGGTTTCGTAACGGCCCTGTTTGCTCCTGACACGGTCACCTCAACCCATTGCTCGAACAACTCCAAATCAAGATCGCGCAGAACCCTCAGCTCTGCCTTGCCGATTAAATCTGGAATCTCAGCGACGAAGTCTGCATCATCATCCTCTGCGAATGATTGCATGGCCGCGGTGAGCGATGTGTATGTGTAAGAGATGCTCATTAGAATTGCTGCCCTGTCAGTGGAATCAATGTGTCTTTGTATACCGCGACACCGGCAACACCCCAGCCAAGCACAATGCCGGCGGAAGGTGTAATGCTTTCACCGAAATCCAGCGTGAAGATGGTTCGGTTATTTTGCGATGCGTTGTACATCAGGCACCCTCGTACGGCCACGTTCGATACCGGTATGGTCGTATCTTCCGTTGGCTGAATGTACGCATCTGGAAATTGCACACCACCAGCTCGCGATGACCCACTCCTTCCAACAACGGTCAAACCCGTCGCCAAAACAACACCGCCCGCCGTGTAACCGCTACCCACCACTTCAAAATCCGTAACGTATTGATCGACGAATGGACTAAGGGAGGCGTTCGGTCCGTATAGAGCGACCTTAATGACGTCGCTGCTGGGGCTGCCCTCAGACAGCGTATGGATCGCCAGAGGAAGCTCCTCCAGAAATTTCTTACCAATGCCGGTTGTGATGGTCATTATTCTTCAGCCCATGCCGAGAATCCACTCGGCGGTGTGTATATAAAATCTGATGCCTTCTGACGGGTCTTTATTCGACCGGCAGTATTTGAGTTACCAACTGTAAACGCGGGGGTAACATGAGCCTCATCGTCCCACGTTACCGTTCCGCCCTCATTCATCAGTTCCGTCTCCAGTACATTGTTGATGTAATAGTCAATGGTGTCGTTATCAAAATCAACAGCGAAACCCAAAATATCGCCAGCTACCCAAGCTGTAAGACTTGTGTTTCTGGATGTGCCTTGCTGATGGACATTGAGACCAGTCCCTTTTACACCGACCCCATTATCACTGTGACCTGATGAGCTGCCAAGACCAATGTACTCGCTTACTTTTGGAACACCAAGTCCAGTCACGCCAGCGCTCATATTGGTTAGCGACGTCGGCGTTGGCTGGATGGCCGTATACTCCATCTCGAAATAATACTTACCAGTGTCGCACTTCCTAGCCCTGCCAGATTGTATGTGATCATTATCGCCGGTTGACAGGTTACCGTTTCCGGGCCCGCTCACCGTGCCATCTTCAGTGTCGGTGTTCTGATCACCAATAAGGTCAGGCCATTGCTTAAATGTGTATGGACTTGCCGAGTTACCAGCGCCTCGTATAACAATCATCAAGCTATCAAGTCGGCCCGCCGTCCCGGCGGCCCTGCTTGCGGCGTTGACAAAAAGATTGTCGAACACAATATCTGTGCCGGCGAGCACGTCATCGAACCAGTTCGGCAACGCTGGCTTTCCGGCAATGCCCTCACACATCCATATATGAGATAACGGTACGCCCCTAGCGCCGGCTGTCATATTTGTTGTGTGAACCTTTGATGTTGGGTTGTCTGTCGGACCCCACCTTACCGTAACGGTTCCATCTGCTGATGCATCGTACCTCAGGAAGGCCATAGTTCCCCTGCCAGTATCCCAGCCGAAAGTTATCTTTTCGTCCGGTGTGCCGATATCATTTCCAAAACCCGGACCTTTGTTCGCATTAGTGTCTACGTTTTCGTAGATGAACCCGTTCTCCGTTCCATCATCCACAGATACCCATGCGTGATCCGGGTCGCCACTGGCCTGATGCGATCCGCAGCTAACACCAATCCAGTATGTTTTTCCGGACTCAACCGTGGCGGTCCACTCTGCCCATGTTGCCTCGGCGGTGGCGTTATACTCTAAAATTTTGGCAAACGCGCCTTGGTACGTGAAATCCTCAACGGTCATTGTTACTGGATCAAGGGTGGCTCCATCAAATGGGTTTGAGTACCCGCTCTGTCCGAGCAGGTTATCTTGCACCATGTGTGACTCTACCTCCCAGTGACCAACATTTATGGTTGGGTCGGTCTCGTTCATTAGCTGGGTTGTTGGCGTCGGATATACAGGGGTGGTGTTTCCATTGTTACCATCAAAGAAGATAGCAACAACTTTGTCTCCGGCCTGAACCCTTGATCTTGGGATTAGCCAACCAACTTCAGCAGCCGCAGGGTTTCCGCCGTACCCCCTTAGATCGCCCCAGTCGAACACGTTTCCGAACGGCACGTCCTGATCGTTATTGCTATATGCGAAGGTCTGAGCTGCCCACGCAAGCACGCCACCGGAAGCACCCGACCATGAAATGGTTGGTGCAACTTCGGACGCTGTTGCTATCTTGTAAAATACGTTTGCTTGAGTGTTTTGTGACTGCCTGTTACCCCACAACCTACTCCAACCATTATCGATTGTGTGATGCTGGCTTGAGGTTGAGTCCCTCTGAGTGGCAACAATTATCATTAAGTTGCCCTCCTCAATTGATCCCATATCATCAGGATCAGCACCAGCGCCCGGAAGCGGTGGGCGAGCGGTTGTTGCCGTTCCTGTGATTACGTTGCCGCCGGCGTCACCCACGAGCTGAGGTCCGGGTATCTCACCGACGCCATCTGTCGGGCCAGTGATTACATTGAATTTTGCGGCGTTCACTACGATACCGACCTGAAGCGGATTGGCCGCTGGGTCAATTGCAAGCATGCCGTTTGACCCCGGCAGCGGTGGCCATGTGACCTTTGACACGTTGGCCTGAGCCTTGTCAGGATCGCCAGTTGGGTCGTAAATCGTAACGGGGTCCGTTACAGGCGGGAGGTATTCTTGTGGGTGCTTCGGGTCCCAGCACTCCGGGCACACGAGCAGGTCAGGATACTGACCATCGTATACCATTTTTCGGCGAAGCATTTTCTTGGAGCAGCGCTCACAAATGCCGAGCGCGTTGTGGCCCCGTGCGTAATTCCCGCCCATTAGCGTCTCCCCCGATACCTGTCATACCGTACCCTGAGGACGGCGTCTCCTGTATCGCGGTCGTTGCCCATTGCTCGACCGAGCGCTCCGCCCGGTATGCTGTTCTTGAACTCATCGAAGTTGCGACCAACGTAATGCGTTTTCAGCGCGTCGGTGCGGTCAGGCGCGAACTTGAACGACAACATGTACGCAAGGCCCGCGGCGAAAGCCTCGAACCAGAGCGAGTTGATGTCCAGTGTGTTTGATGGATCGCCCACTTCCTCGTGACTGCGGACATACCACAGCTCGATTGTGTCGGACGTATTCTCTGCGGCCTGCCAGAGGTAGACTGTTGACCGGGGGTCAGTTCCTATATAGGAGCCCCTGTCAACGAAGTATCGGTCCGGCCTACCCGTGAGCGTCTTATCATGGAGGGCGTTATAGTCGGACCGCGAGATCGGGTACATCTCGGACTCACGCCCATCCCGCTTGAGCGTGGCGTGGAAAATATCGATACCGCCAATTGGCAGTTCAAAGGTTTGCTGGCCCACAGAAGTAAGCACCTCGGACTGGAACGACAAGGTGTGTTGCTTAAATCCCCAGTTTTGCCAATCGGAGAACATGAGGTTCGCCGACCGAATAGCAGACCGAATATGACGGGCCTTCAGATCAGCGGGGTCTATTCCGCATCTTTCCGAGGCCTCATCAATGTAGTCTACCAACTGCGGATCAAATCCGTAAGTGCCTGTAGTGGCCAAGTTGGCTTACCTCTATCTGTGCCCGCCGCCTGACTGCAGCCATCTTGCGCGCCACTGTCCGGCAGAACCGGTTGTGTGTTTTACGCGTGCAGCAATCGCTGGCGTTTGCAGGAGGATTTGATTCTGGGTTGCTATGACAGCCGCGAACGGTGCATCAGCAACGAAGAACGTATCCGGTTCTGGATCGCCTGAGCGAATGAATTTCTGATCGGTCGTGATTTCGATGTCTACCGTTGATCCGTCGACTATCTCCTCAAGATCGAGGAGAACTTCGAATCCAGACTGGTAGTGATCAAACATCACCCACCGGCCAACCGACGTGACAGGGCCAACAAATCCAACTTCAAGGTTGGTGTACGCCCCGTCAATGGACATTGACTGAATGAATGACCAGTACTTGGTACCAGCGACAGCGCTCGATGCACCCGGCATCGTAACGACTTCCGTCTGCGGGTTGCCATTCTGATCCCGGCCAGTGACTGTTACATCAGCGGCTGATCCAGTTGCGCCCGTAGTGAAAGTAATGACCGGATACAGTCCGCTCGTCAGGTCGTGTGACCATACACCAACACCATCCCAATCCTGAATAACAGCTTCAGCGCCATCAATCGGAAGATCAATCGGGAATGGCCCAGTGATGTCCGTGTCAGACACGGTAATCGCATTGGCATCAACCGCATGAACCGTCAGGTTCTGTTCGATAACTCTAGCCATGTCAACTCCCTTAGTT